GTTTAAAACCGGAGGTGCTCCGGTCGTAGACCGGAGGTGCTCCGGTTTAAAGCCGGAGGTACCTCCGGTCCTAGACCGGAGGTCAAGCCGGTACGTGAGCGCCTTGCCGCTGCCGTAAGTCTCAATGAATCCCTTGCTTCGCAGGGAGCAAATAATGGCACTTACCGTGTCGCGGTGCAGCCCCGTCTTCATGGCGATATGCGCCTGGCTCGGGTGGATCCGTTCGCCATAATCAGCCAGGGCAATCGCCACGTACCTTTCGGTAGGCGTCAAGGCAGCCCCCAGGGCGAATATCTGCCCTGGGTGGATCCTCTCCTGCCCACTCTCGCAATTCTGTGATGCATCGAAGCGCCTGCTCTTTGAGGGTGTAGGCGTGTCCCCACTTCCATGTATTCTCTTCACGTTTGACCATCCTTTCGGTCTGCCATCCGCAGACCCTGAACCTTCCATCGCAGTAATTCACCAGCACGTAGGCGTCCACGTGCAACGCAAGCTTCCCCACGATCAGCCAAGGATCGGAATTGGTGGTTGTCTTCACGTCGATGCGTTCGCCCTGGTAAGTGAGATCGTGCGTTCCATTCGTTTCCCTGTCATCCCACCGTTGTGGCATATCCAGGGCCTTTCGGACGCACAATTCACCTGCAACGCCGACGAAATCACAGCGCAGCTGCTCGGCGTCGGTCTTGCATTGCCGCGTGACCCCAAGGTCAGCCAACAAGCCCTTGCGATACGCGTGGCGCGCTACGGCCGTGGTGCGGCAGTACACCTGATCCGCGCCATCTAGCACGTATTCAGGCGTCCACCGCATCAGTCAACCTCCAAATCAATCACGTCCTGGGCAATGTCGCCGGACTCCCCCTTCGCGTTTACCTTCGACTCCAGCACCACCTTGACCATGCGGCCAGCCATGTCGGGCACCGGCTTGAAGGAAGTCCACTCGGGGTCCGGCTTGCCGGGTTCGCCCTCCAGGGCAATGCGCCAGTACGGCTTCCCGGCCTTGCTGGTCAGTTCCTTGACTCCCGCACAAATTCCGCGAATCTCGCGTGTCGCCCCTGAATTGCCTTTAGGGGCCTTCGGAGCAGCCGGACGGGCCGGAAGGCGCTTGACGCCCTCCGTGCCATCCTGGGGCACCGTAGCGCCTTCGTGGGGCATCTCTTCAGCCAGTGAGGCTTCCGCCCCCAACATTGCGCAGGCCCAGCCCATGACGCCCTTCAGGGCGCGTCCGGTGGCACGCGTCTGCGCCATGCCCTGGCGTGCGAAATGGGGACGGCTGTTCCACGGGCGCTCGTCATCGAACACCGCCGACACGCCACGGCCGACGTGCTGCCCCGAGAGCATGACGGTAGCAGTTGCTTCCCAGTAGCCGGGCAGGTCATCCGTCGCCGGGACGTGCCGGATGGATTCGATGCCGGTGGTGTAGCCCAGGGACGTAGCGATGGCCTGCGCACCGGCCACCATCAGGTACTTGCGGCCGCCGATGTTCGTCATGTAGTGGCGCTGGACAACCTCACGAACAGCGCTGATCGCCTGCTCGTTGCGCGTGTGCAGTTCCATGGGGCTGGCTAACACGATGGAGTTCATCGGGTGGCCCCCTTCCGCGTTTCCAACTGCTTCGCTTCGGCGCGCTGCTCCAGCGCCTCCACCATGAGCAGCTCGATTTCCGCACGCATGGTGCGGCGGTTGCGCTCTGCCTGGATGGCAACGCGCTTGTAGAGGTCGAAATCGATCCGAACGGGGATCGTGCCTGTAGATCCGATTCTCATGTCCTTTCATCCTTTCTGCCCATTGGGCTGTGGGGAATGTATCGGCAAGAGTGCTACAGAGACTTCACCCAAGACAGAAATTTCTTCATCCAACCAGGCGTAACCCGGTTTAGCCACGCCTGGCGCTTCCGGCACTTGCCGCAAGGCTTTACCCCGAGCGCCTTTGTGCCGTCTGCGACCAGGTCGCCCAGGCCGGTGAACTTCGGCGGACAATCAACAGCGACGGGTTCGCCGTCCACGATATGGAAACAGCGCATCCGTTCGTCGCCGTTCCACCGGTATCGGAGGCGGGTTAGGAGAGGCGCGCCAGTGTGATGTTCGCGGGGGGTTTCCATGTGGTCGGTGGTGAGGTTGAAACGCCGTGCTGGGTAGAGCAAACGGTGCCACTGGCAACAATGCATGGACTAGAACTGTCTGTCGGTCCAATGGTGTTGTAAGCCTGCGGATATTCGCAGCGCAACAGGTAGTACGCGCCTTCTGCAAAAAACTCCCCTGCTGCCACTCGGCGCGCGTAGTAGCAGGTCCATACTTGCGTTGGCATGGTGATGGTGCGCGTGGTGCTGAAACAACCGTCGCCCAGGTCATTCCACTGCGGAAAGGTGAACGTGTCGGAATAAGTGAAAACCACTTTGATGATCGTCGCGCAATCGTCGCCGCCGCCACCACCAAATGGCACACATAGCGTGAAATCCCACGCACGGTTTGGAAGCACCGCTTCAATTGTGACGGAACCTTCCTGGTCGTTTAAAATATCCGGCAAGTACGGGTTGTTGGGTTGTTCAGTTGGAAACACGTTTGCGCAAAATGACCAACGGATCGTGTGGTCCCCGGCGTCAAATGCGCCAGCACTGTCCACGATGGAATCACACAGCTCATTGGGGCAGTACGAGAAATCAGTATTCGATGCGCCGCGCCTGGTGAACACCTTGCGTCCGCATTCCCCGCCAAGGCACGATTGGTAGTAGTCAATTGGGGTTACAACGCCAGCGCCTGCGCTGTCGCCAATGATGCCGCCCACACTGATCTGCACAATCCATTCATGCCCTTCGCCGGATGGGCAATCTTGGCACGGATATGCCGGTGGTGCAGATCCGCCGCAGCAGCACCGCTTCCGGCTCACTTCGTTTCCTTGCTCCGACGGCACACTAGGTATCCAGCGATCAGGCCGGATAGCGCCATCGCGCCAGCAAATGCCAAACTGCCCAAGAGACTTTCTGCCGATGCCAGTTCAACGCTTGCGAGCATTCGATGCCTTCACTTTCTGCTTGCGGCCTGCCGTCAACCCGATGCTGCACCCCGACGCGAAGGTGACGAGCAGCAGGGACGCCATCCATATCGTGTATTGCCACGGTGCTAGGTTCATGGGATCGGTATCCAGTTCCGAATCGTGTATAGGGCGGCTGCGCCGCCGATGACAATCGCCGCCACGGAAACGTACTGCAGCGTTTGGTAGATCGGGTTCTCATCGTCCGAAACGTAGGCAACGTGCATCGAAACTTCGTCCACCGATGCTTGCAGCGTGTCCAGGTCGCGGCGCGCGGCGTCCACGTGGACAATGGCAGATCCGAGCGCCTGGCGTGCGTCGATGGCCGAATGTGCAATCGCCGCCGTGTGGTTTGTGCAACCGGCCAGCGACAACGCAAGGATGGCCGCGGCGAGCTTCATGCCGTTTCCGGCTCCTCTGGCGGTGGCACAAATACGTCGTTTGCACGGTCGTAGGTGTAGCCGGGACCGGGATAGCACCCGCGGATGCTGCCGTCGATCTTGCATTCGATCCACTCGCCGCCAAGGTTGTCACGCACCCACGCGAGCGTCGGCGTAACCACCACCTGAACCACGACATTATTGACGATTTGTGCTGCGTATTTCATGTCATCACCAGATTGCCGCTAGCCGTGAACGTGTGATAGACGTACCCACCAGAGGTGGTAATCGTTCCGCCCGTGGCAACCGCGGAATCTCCTGTGTATCGAACCACCACGACGCCGGAACCACCCGCACCGCCTGAGCCGCCGCCCGTTGGATAGGCGCTCCCGGCGCCTCCACCACCGCCTCCGGTGTTAGCGGTTCCGGCCGTTCCGGTCGGATTGCCGCCTGCGCCACCGCCGCCGCTACCACCAGCTGCGCCAGCGCCAGACAACTGCCCAGCGCCACCGCCACCCGCGTAGGTAGAACCGAAATAGGTTTCTCCGTTACCACCAGTACCGAGAGCGGATCCGGTCGCAGAAGCACCGCCGCCGCCAGCGCCGAAATACGGGCTTGCGTACGTTGTCTTGGTTCCGCCGTCGTACCCCTGCGAACCAGTACCGCCGGTTCCAACATTTGCTCCACCACCACCACCGCAGCCGCCGTTCAGGCCGGAGCTTGGTGAACTTCCGTGACCGCCGCCACCGCCGCCGGTTGCGGTGATCGCAAGTACTGAAACAACGCTGTTGCTTCCGTTGCTGCCTCTTGCGCTCGTTGCACCCGCACCACCCGCACCAATCGTGACCGCGTAGGTGGTTCCGCTGGCAAGTGTTTGCGTCGAATACTGGATCCCACCGCCGCCACCACCGCCGCCGCCGCCTGACGCGCTAGAGGCGCCACCGCCGCCGCCGCCACCGGCGACAACGAGAACTTCTGCTGTTGTGTCGGAACTTGCCGAAAACATCGCCTTACGCATCATGTTCTGTATCACGGGATCACCTCCGCGTTGGTCTGTACGTCAATGTCTGCGATGAACAGGTTTTCCGCGGTGGCCGTGGGGTCAGCAAACAGCGTGATGGTGCCCCACGCGTTGCTGCCGAGCGTGGCGGTTTGTGTCGCCGTCCAGGAGCAGGTAGCAGTGCCGCCACCGGCTGACACCACCGTTCCGGTCACGCTGATTGACACGGTGCCGACGGTCAGCCTGGCCTTGGGCGTGTAGCCGGACCAGTTAAAATTGTTCGCGCCAACTTCATGGACATGGAAATCAAGCGTGAACGCCGATCCCGGCGTAATCACCTGCATTCCGATGTAGGTAGCGAGTTGAAGGTTTGCCATTACTCAGTACACCTCATGGGGTTCGGGCGGTCGAAGTAGTAGTAAACAGCGCCTGCCGTGTCGCGGAAGATTGTCACGTCCACGTGCGCTTCCAAATTGGTCGTGGTCCACACGGTGCCGTTCCACTTGCTGCCAACCGGACCAATGGTGGCTGCTGGCGTGGTCAGACTCATGCCGTCGACGTTGCTGGCATCGTTGTAATACTCGCGCAGGTTCTTGCAGGTGTCGGTGCTGAACCACGTATCCGTCGGCTGGGTCAGGCCACCGCTAGCTGCAGGCGGCGTCCATAGCCTCACCTGGTAGTTCCACTGATTGTTTTGACCAGTGATCAGCACAGCCGATCTGACTTCGCACAGGGCACGGGTGGCACTCAGCGGCTTGGATGCTTCGATCTGCGCCCATTGGACGGCTTCCCCGCTTGCCTTGGCAAACCGTGCGGCATCTGTCCAGTTGTTGCAAACGGCGGAATTTGCCTTGCCGAACAGGCCTTTGCCACCGGCGAAGATGGGATCCATGTACGTCATGGCGTCAGCACCGGGTATGACTTCAGCAGCGCGTCTTGCACGTCTGCCGGAAGCATGGAAAGCGAGTTTGCCAGCGTCGGGTATCGCTGATACCAGCCGACCAGCACGGTCTGCATGAATCCGGTGGTGCCGTTGAAAGTGCCCGTGGCCGCCAGCACCGGCTGGCCGGTTGGGTTGGGGCACGGCACCTGCTCCAAGTGCCACAGGTTGTCAAACTGCCACACGTGGATCAGCCGCCAACATTCCTGCTCCAACGTGGCTTGAACGCCCTTGTAGAGCAGCGTGCCAACCTTGTAGGTGCCGTTGAACATCGCCACGGAATTGCGGGTGCCCTGCCTATCACCAAACGTTGCCCAATCGGGTTCCAGTGGGGTAGTAGTGCTGTTGCTCCGATCATGCACGTATTCGAGCGTGATGGTTTCGGTTGCCACCGACAGCGGCTTCGGCGTGCCGTGCAGGTCCAGTTTGGTGCCGCCCATGTCCGCAGGCGGCCAACTCACCGTTCCGTCGGTCGGAATGGTCGTGTACGTGCGGTACTGCCCGAGCGTGCGGTCTGCGGCAGACTTTGAAACCCGGATATAGCGACCCGAGTTGACGTACGGGTCCAAATGGGTCGTATAGGTCGCCTGCACCGTCCAGGCATACGGCACTGACGACTCCGGCGTCAGGGTGACGGTGCGGCAAATCATCTGCTTGATCCACGCATCGCTGTTGTGCAGCGCAGCCGGTGCGCGGGTTGACGGCTTGGGCAAATTGGCGTCGCCCAGGACGGTGGCATCACCGGGATAGGCTTCCGAGCTGGAAGGCACCCAGCGCACCAGGTAGGTGCATTGGACCGATGATTCCACGCCCTTCTGCGCGATGCTCCACGAGCGGCTTCCGGCGCGTTCGATGACGGTCACAGGCATTAGCGGCTTCCTTTCAGGCTGTCGCGGATATCGCGGAGCAACTGGGTCTGCTCGCCCATTTCCGATCCGGCCATGCCCCGCCCTGGCGCTTCGTTGGCGTAGGCATAGTTCTGCGCGTTGAAGAATTCTCCGACCTGTCCCCGACCTGCTTCGGCGGTCTTCATGTACCCGGAGAAATCACCGCTCAGCAGCTGTTCGATACCGAGCAATGCCGTGCCAGCGACTTCGCTCGCCATATCCGTGATGGCGCCCATGTTGCCCTTTGCTCGAGCAAATGCGCCCATGCCACTACTGACTGCGCCAGCGTTGCGTTCCATGCGCGCCGCTTCGCCTGCCTTGATATCGGCTTCCGCCTGGGACGTTTGGATGGCCCCAGGAGCCAGCGCCTGCGCTATTCGCACGTTGTCCTGGATGATGGACACGTCGGCCATCATCCGGGCACCGGCTGCCGCCGCCGAATACTTGTTGGCGATGTTGTTCAGTTCGCCAAACCGCTTTTCCACGGCGCTGAACACCTGCTGCAGCGCAGACATACCCATCTCTGCCATGCTGATGCCAGCAGAGATAGCCGCCGACGTGGACGCACTGGCTGCAGTCTTGTTGAGTTTCTGCAGTTCCTTGTTGGTGGCAGCAACGCCTTTCGTGACGCCACGCGGGTCCACTTCAGCAACAATCACCGCCTTCATTGACTTGTCAGCCATTGACGTCGCTCCTCATCCAGGGGAACAGCTGATACGGGCGCTTGCCCGTCAAGGCGCACGCAATCACCCCGAGCAGGTGTTCGATCCGCTCGCCGTTGGTGAGTTGGTTTGCCAATCCTGCTTCCATGTGCATCCTCTGCTCCGGGCTGGCTATGCGGAAATGCCGTCTTTCGACGGCTGAGTAGGGCGGGTGGCATTCACCTGGGCAATCAATGCCCCCGCTATTTCGGCGTCGATTGAGCCGATATCCGTCCCCGGTGCGAACAACGGCGATCCGTCCACGCAACTGCAGCAGGACGCCCACCAGTACGGGTTGGAACTGGCGTGCAGGACATCCGCCAGGCGCGGACGCCGGATCATCACGGTACCAATCCCGTCGATTTCGACGGCGCGCGGCGCAGCGGGTGCGATCTTTGCCGGGTCTACGCTCACTGTTCCTCCCACGTGATTTCCCACGTGCCTGCGCCGGTGCCATCGTCGGAAATGACTGCGCTGGTGACCTGGATGGCGATGCTGGCGTATGACTTGCCGCCCTGGTCGGTGTATGCGAAATTCAGGGTGGCGCCCGTGGCGTTGACCAACGAGCCGGGGTTGACGTGGGTACGCAGCGCGTCATCGATGGCGTCGGTCTGACGGTACAGGGTCAAGCTGCCGGAGCGGCGCACGCGGCCTGCTGCGCGCTTCATCCGGTAGTCGCCGATCTGCGTCACGTCCAACGAATCGCGCTCGAAGTTCATCGTTACGGATCGACACGCCACCGCCGAAGTTCCGCTGAAAGTGACTGTTCCACCGTAACCTGCAATGAGTGCCATGATTCAATCCTCCTGGATCAAAAGGGAAAGCGTAATGATGCCGACGCGTTCGGCATCCTGCTGGCCGTCGTCCGGCGTAGCCGTAGAGAATGCCACCTGAAACGACGCCAGCGCAATGCTGCAACTCAGCGTGCCGGTGTAATTGATCGGCCCAGCGTCAAATTCGTCCACCAAATCGTCGATGAGCGTGCAGACGTCGGCAACGGTGTCAGCGACGCAAGACACTTCGACGCCCACGGTCCAATGATTCAACGCGCCAGCGCCGAGCATTTGGACGGCCATTTCCATCGTGGACACTTCGTAGACGTAGCACGGCGTCGGCGTCGCGGCGGTGCGTAGGCCGCTGCACACGGTATTCCCGGTGCCGTCCAGCACGTCATAGATGGCCTTGTGAATGTTACTTACCGACATTCTTGGCCCCCAACGCCTTGCGCGCCTGGATGATGATTTGGTCTGCGACGTCCTGCATGGCGCGCGCCAAGTTTGCGTGGGACCACGCCAGGCTGCGATTTGCGCCGGGAACGGCTCGCTTGGCTCCGACGTGGTTGAATCCCTGTTCGAGCAGGTGATAGACGCGCTGGCGTCCGCGCGCCTTTGCACCGCCCTTGCGCCCGTACTGGACGCCCAACGCCGCGCGGATGGTGGCCGTGTCGCCGCTTCCGATGCGCTTGGGGGAAGACAACTGCGTGGCAGCTGCAATCGCCTGGCGGTGGGGTGCCTTGCCACGGTATGGCGACGATTGCCACTTCTGCCGCAGCGTCTTTACGTACGGCTGCAGGGCCGCCCGAATGGCTTTCTTTCGGATCGACTCCGACAGCGCCCTAGGAAGGCCATTCAGGACGGCTTGGGCAGAGGAGGAATCAGCGGTGAACTTGATCACGGCAGCACCTCCGTGGCTTCGATCTCCAAGCGCCGACGGCGCTGGTCACGGTCCCAGCAGGCGCGCACGTTGAACGTGCGGGTGCTTCCACGATCCGTCATGGTCAACCGGCTGCGGGTGTTAATCGACGGATGCCAGGTAGCCAGGATGCGCCAATCGGTACGCACCGCCGGGCCAAGGTCATCGACCACTTCCATCGTGTTGGCCACTTCCACGTGGCACCACACGGTGCCGATGCTGATCCACGCTTCGTCAGCCTGGCCGAACGCATCGACGGTTCGCACCGGGTTCTGCACCGTCATGGGAATGCGGAGCATCCCGGTTGGAACGTGGCCGGGCACGGCTTACCCGATGCCCTTGCCGAGCATTCGGCAGATGCGGTCCCAGTAGTCGCCCGGCAGCGTCATCGTGTCATCGCCACGGCTTGCTTCCAGCTGGATCGTGCGCTGCAGCAGGGCCATTTCCAGCAGCGGGTTCAGCGTGTTGGTGCCAGCGGTCACTGTCAGCACCAGCGGGTATTCCATGTCAGCATCCATCTTGGCGTACTGGATGCCGTTGATCGTGACCAGCGTGAGAGAGGTGACTTCCTCATTTACCAGGCCGGTTACCGCCGTGGCTGGCTGGCGCTCCAGGCGGACCAGCAGCTCTTCGTTGTTCGGTTCGGCAGCGACGTACTGCGTGCGCGTGACGGGATCGACGCACCAGCCGGTGCGCATCTCCAGTTCGCGCTTCGCGGCTTCCCACGCGATGCCCAGCGCGGGATCGTCTTCGGTATGTCCCTTGCGGGACCAGTTCCGCACCTTGGCGTAGTCGATGGGCATTGTGATCCCCTAGCGCGGGGTGGGTGGGCGAGCCCACCCACCCCGGCCGGATGAAAGGATCTATCAGGTCAGCGTGATCTTCAGCGCAGCAACCGCCTTCGGACGAATCACCTTGCTGTTGGTGAACACCATGCCCTGGAACTTGACCAGGCCCGGGGCGGTCACATCATCGCGGAACATATTCACACCGCCCCACTCGCGGATGGCGAACGCTTCGGAAACGTTGGCGAACATCAGCGGCACGCTGTTGGTGACGGCAGCGGTCTGCCGACCCGGAGCGTACGGAGCGATGTAGACCGGGCGGCCCATGAGCGTGAACGGCGCGGCGTTGACCACGCCAGCGTCGGCCGACGGCACGAACAGCGGCACGTTCGAACCACTGGTTGCCACCGCGATCTTTGCAATGGTGTAGTACGCGTCCTGGGACATCACCCACGCCGCGCTGGTCCAGTATTCGGCGGGAAGGGTCTTGTAGCGCAGTTCGGTGAGGTTGGCGACAGTGAATGCACCGTCCCAGCCGCTGCCGCTGCCGTGTGCGGCGCTGACGTTAACCGACTTGTAGTTGGCGTCCCACTTGAACAGGCCGGTGGGCTGGTCGCTGCCGGTGCCGATGGTGTAGCCGTACTCCAGGCCACGGGCAATCTGCCGCTGCAGGTTATCCATGACTTCGGTTTCGACGTCGAAATCAGCCTGGCGAACCACCCACTGCGTGAGTTCCGACTTCGGCAAACCGCCGACGGGGTTCATGTTGACTTCGGCCCACGCGCCGTCGATGGCGGTCGCGGTCTTGCTGGACTCGGTGGTCCAGAACGACGACGTAGCCGCGTCGGTCTCCAGGGTGTTGACGCGCATGGTCACGCTGCCCTTGACGCCCGTACGCAGGTCCGCCAGGTTGCGAACCACGGTGTTGCGCTCCAAGTAGCGAAGAATGCCTGCCTCATACACCTTAGGCACCAGCACGCCGCTGGACGACGACGTGTCGATGGCACGGGTTTCCGGCGCACGGCCACCACGGCACCAGTTGATCCACTGGTCGCGGTACTCGGTCGTGGCGGTCCAATCGGTGTTGCGCTTGTTGCCGTCTTCGACGGCCTTCTCCATCGCGCTGTAGGACGCGAAACGCTCGCGCAGCTGCGCGGCGCGGATCTCTCCATCGAGCTTCTGCAGTTCGTTGGCGACTTCGTGGCCGCGCGCTTCCTGCTCGACGGTCATTTCGGACGCGGTAAGAATCGTGTCCCGCTCGGCGGTAAGCGCCTTGCGCTTCTCATGCATCTCGGAAATCTTCATTTCAAACGCTCCTTAGCCGCAGTTTGAGCCGGTTGATTCCGGCGTTGGTGTTTCGCGCTTCGGCACTTGTCTGCGGATATGCAGCGCCGTCCGCTTCGATAATCGAAATCTCCCGGAGATCGACGGAATGCAGGGTGCGTTCCGATCCATTCCAGGCGTCAGACTTCACGTAGAAACCGAAAGACATCTCCGTCATGACGCCTGCTTCAACCAGCGCGCGCACGTCGCGGGCGCGCTGGGTGTCCGGCAGGGTCACTTCGTAGGCCAGGCCAGTGCCATCGGAACGCAAAGACAGCAGGCCGGAAGCACTGTTCGCCAGCAGCTGGTTGCGGTCGTGCCCAATGAGCAGCGACACGTTGCGCCCTTCGATGCCATCGAATGCACCGGGCGCGATGCGTTCCACGAACGGCTTGCCGCCATTCAGGCCACGGATGGTCAGCGGCTTGCTCGGCGCGTTGTAGATGGCGGCATAGCCGCCCAACTTGCCAGCGTCGGCGCGCAGCGTGCCGGTGCGGATCTCAATCATTGTCGGTGCCCTCCGTTTCCGGTGCGAACGCAGCAGCAGATGCGCCGCCTGGCATGGACACCGTCGGCGTGTCGTAGCCAACGAGCGGCGGCAGTCCGATGGCCAAACGCGCGTCGTTCGGGCTGGCGATACCAGCCAGGACCAACTTGCTCCACGCCGTTCCCTGATCCTTCAGGCTGCCGCGCGTAATGGGGCGCGTGTCGATGGTCACGTACTCCCCAGGCGCGCACAGCTTGCGCGTCAGTTCGGCTTCCCATGCCGTTGCCCACGCGCTGATGGCACCGTCGGCATAGGCGCGCGCCGTTTCCGCCTGGCTGGACAGCGCCCCGCCGCCCTGCTGGAACAGCATTTCCGGCGGCACGCCGAACGCGCGCCCGATTTCCTGCACGCTGAAACGCCGGGAATCGATGCTGCTGGTGCTGGTTTCCTGGCTGATGCGTTCGGCGGTCATGCCTTCCCGCAGGATCAGCGGACGGCTGGCACCGTCGGCGGTGGCGTGCATCGATTGCCAGGCGTTGCGGATGGCTTCCACGGATTCGTCGGCAAGCGCGCCGGGGTGCCGGATGGCGATCTTGCCCATACTGCCCGTCTTCACCAGCGCGCTGTGGGCTGATTCCTGATCGGCAGCCAGGCGCATGGCAAATGCGGACGCGTCCATCGGAGAAATGAACCACGCCGGATTCATCGGGTCAGGGAACGCACCGACGTGCAGCACCTGATCCTGCGTCAGCACGACGTTGTTGATTCGGTATTCAACGCCCTCTTCAGTCAGCTCGGCCACCACGGAGCCGATAGGCACCGGCTGCAGTTCGACCACCTGTCCGGTATTGTCGCGGCGGATCACGGCAATGCCGTTACCGTCATTCAGGGCGCAGGACGTGAGGTATCGTCGGAACTCAAAGGAAGACTGCCAGCGGCTGGCTTCCCGGTTCAGGAGCGACGCCACAGGCGAATCCACCAGGGTGCCGTCTTCGCGTTCGATGTTGATCGGAAGGCGCGCGATGTCGGCGGAAATCAGCTGGATGGCGCGCACCACCGCAGGAATCTGCGTGATGGCAACCGGTGCCGACGCGGGTGGCGTGTTGTAGACCACGACCGCGTTCGAGTAGCCGAAGATGCGCGAGAGGAATCCCACGCGCGGCATGGAACAATTCTGCCCCGCGTCGTCAAGCGTTTATTTCGTACTTGCACTATCCCATTTTGCATAGTGCCGCTACTGGCACTATTGAGGATGACGAATAGTGCCAATGGAGCACCGCGAATAGTGCCGCTAGCGGCACACCTTCAGAACTAACAGAGAGGCGGTCGCACTAGGCGTGCGCCGCAAGGCACGGCAATACCCCCCTCCAATTACCATTGAGCGGGTCTATCCAATTGGGCACCTGCTACGCACCAGCCCAGTGGCTTCGCGCACCTGGTG